CGAGAGCAACGAAAACGCACTCAATTATTTGAAGAGCTTGTTCGACATGTTGACCCACAAAACCCAACTGAAACCCTAAAAAGGCTTGCTGAATTAATGGTGAAAGCGCCAAAGGATATTTAATGTCTCTCAAACAGAAAATAGCGGCGGTAACAACAGCAGGAGCCACAGCCATCGCGTTAGTAGTAATAGCCCATTTTGAAGGTGTACGTTATGAACCTTATCGTGATGTGGCGGGTGTTCTAACTGTTTGTTATGGACATACAGGCAAAGACATTATTCAAGGCAAGAGATACACACAACAAGAATGTGATGCGTTATTACAAATCGATTTTATTAAGACACAACAGCAAGTCGATGCATTAATCAAAGTATCACTCGATGACTACACCAAAGCTGCTTTATATTCCTTTGCTTTTAATGTGGGTACAACCGCATTTGCTCGCTCAACATTACTCAAGAAGCTAAACGCTGGTGATAGAGCGGGTGCCTGTGAAGAAATAAAACGTTGGGTATATGCGGGTGGAAAGGTTTGGCGAGGGCTTGTCAGTCGTCGAGAGGCGGAGTCAGCACTATGTCATGGAAAACTTTAATCATCATTATCGGCTTTATTCTTGCATTACTCATTACAGTCGCTGGTGGCATTTATCTCTTGATTGATAACTCATGTACTAAAGACCAAGTGAGTTTAGAAAAGCGCTGTCAGATTGCACTCTCATATCATCGGTACTAATCATGAAATACGGAAAACTCTATGCCGTCATTGCGATGGTAGGCATTATTGTGGGAGGCTATTGGGTGATTAATTGGCAAGCTAACAGAATTAATCTATTAGTAGAAACAAACAAAGAACTAACGGAGGCTCTCGAAGAACAGAAGTCTATTAATACTGACTATCAAGCACGCATAATGCGATTAAATCAGTTGGATATTCAATATACGCAGGAGCTAGCGAATGCTAAGAATGAAATTAGTCACTTGCGTGATATTAGTGAGCGTCATCCAGAGCGGGTGTACATCAAAGCCGAGTGTCCCAAAGTCAAAACCACTCCCTCCACCAGCTTGGCTTATGCAACCACCGCCCGACCTACTGACACCGCTATCCGAAATTATTGGTTACTCAGAGAGCGAATTGCAGAGTCAGAACAGATGATTAAAGGGTTGCAGGATTATATCAAACAAGAATGCATGGAATAAAAAAAAGCCCAGCATGGGTGCATGGGCAAACTAACAGGATATTAATCAAAGTATAGTGATAATTACTTAGTATAGCTTAAGTAAATATATATATCAGCAATTAGATAAGTCGTTTATCCATTAAGGAGAGTGATCATATCTTGACTGTTAGGAACAGACTAGAAGTGACCAAAGTAACGTAGTGACACGTGATGATGGTTGCGAATGGTTACTTTTTGTCGTCTGTATATATAGGCTTGGTGCAGGTGGCTTCCATCACAGGCATCCCTGGGGATGATATGGATTCAATTATTACTTTTGTGTCATTTCCACGAAGTAATGTAAGCCTTGTATCGTGGCTCATCCAATAGAATTCTTTGTAATAAGGTACTCCGAATTGAGATGAGTATGCTCCTTTTACCTTCATAGCATAGGTCGGAGATGGCATATGACTACTCTTTTTAGCTGGCGCTATCTTGAGGATTTGTGTTGCATTTGATTTATAAACAGAAAATATCTGGCTATCCTCACTTTTTTTGGTGGTGCCGTCTTGGGAGTAATTAATCCAAGAGCACTCCATTTCAAATATCAGGGTTTCATCTGTTGCATTAGCGCACACAGTGAACGGTATAAGTAAAGCAAAAAGATACTGTCTCATGATCCCTCTATGTCAATGCAATATCGTCTTACGACAAGACTATCACAAGAAGAGCTAACTATGACTGAAAAATATCACGTAATAGCAACTAAGAAAGATGGCTCAACATACAAAGGCATAATGACCACTAAAGAGCCTTATGTGACCAATAGGATAATCGGTAGCGCAAAAATAGAATACTAAATAAATTAGACCCAAAATAGCGTGTTTTGGGCATTCTTCAGGCCTGTGAGGATAAATAAAGGTGAGCAATTAAGCTCTATAAAAGACACAGGAGAATTCTAATGTCTAAAACAACCGATCAGCTGATCAACAATCTTAAGCATAACTTCAAGTTACTGGAAACCATTTATCAATCAGGCTTGTCAATTTACTACAATACTGACGTAATCCATGATGCTATTGATGCAATCATTGATGAGTTAAGGCGACGAGGAGTTGCTATCTAACAATAGCCCTCTCCGGCGGGTTTTTTATTGCAAATCACAAAGCTCACTACGGTGAGTTTTTTAATTTGTTATTGAGGATATGAATATGGCTAAAAGACCAGATTGGGAGGCCATCGAGTCGGCTTACCGAGCTGGCGTGATGTCCATAAGGGAAATAGCCTCTCAATACGAGATAACCCATCAGGCGATAAGTAAGCGCGCCAAGAAAGAAGGATGGGAGCGAGATCTAAAGGCAAAGGTTAAAGCTAGGGCTGAAAACTTGGTTGCCAAAAGGGAGGTTGCCAGTCTGGTTGCCACCGAAAAGGCTATTTCAGAACGGCAACTTATTGAGGCTAATGCCGAGGTTATCGCTAATGTCCGCATGGAGCATAGAGGCGATATTCGAAGGGCTAGAGAGTTAACCAACAACTTATTTGATGAACTATCTGCTGAATGTGCTGATGTGCCAGCCTTAAGAAAACTTGGCGAGTTAATGTTTAGTCCTGATGATAACGGACGCGACAAACTCAATGAAATTTATCACTCAATCATCTCCCTGCCTGAGCGCGTTAAGTCAGCCAAATCATTAAGCGAAACATTTAAAAATTTAGTTGGCCTTGAGCGTCAAGCATACGGCCTTGATGATGTTCAGCCGAATAAGACAGCTAGTCAGCTATCAGAACTAATGGACGACTTATCTAAGGAATAATCATGAAGCCAGAACATCTTGCATTATTGAGAGATAAGCTCTGGCGATTAAATCACCTCTACTGGATAACCAATAAAGAAGGCAAGCCAGTTCGATTTAAAATGACGCCTGAGCAACTCGAATATTTTGAAGGGATGCACACGCGAAACATTATCCTTAAAGCCCGTCAGCTTGGCTTCACTACTGAGGTCTGCATTATCCAGCTAGACGCGGCGTTATTTGAGGCGGCTAAATGTGCATTGATAGCCCACACACTTAACGATTCTAAGCGGCTATTTAGGGAAAAGATAAAGTATGCCTATGACAAGCTACCCGATGAAATCAAAGCGGCTAACCCAGCGAGTAATGATGCGGCTGGTGAGTTGGTGTTTAGCAAAGGCGGCTCGCTCTATATCAGCACGTCATTTCGTGGCGGTACGCTCCGTTATTTGCACGTTTCTGAGTTCGGTAAGATATGTGCTAAGTATCCAGAGAAAGCCCGTGAGATTGTCACTGGCGCATTTGAGGCGGTATCAAGCGATTGTTTTACGACGATTGAAAGCACAGCGGAGGGTCGAGCAGGTTATTTCTTCGATTATTGCCAGTCTGCTGAGAAAGCGCAAATTCAGAATAAGACTCTCTCTAACCTAGACTGGAAGTTCTTTTTCTTCTCATGGTGGAAGAATCCAGAGTATGCCATTAACCCTGTTGAGCCATTACCCCAGCGGTTAGTTGATTACTTTGATGAGATAGCCAGCAAACATGGTGTTCAATTAAACGAGCGCCAGAAAGCATGGTATTACGCCAAAGAGAAAACGCTTGGCGACGATATGAAACGGGAATACCCGTCAATACCGTCTGAGGCATTCCAACAATCGGTTGAAGGCGCTTACTACGCTAAGCAATTCCGCTACCTGTACGAAAATAAACGCATTGGCACACTTCCTGATAACTCACACTTACCGGTTCACACGTACTGGGATATTGGCGTCGGTGATTCAACATCAATTTGGTTTATCCGTGAAGTGGGCGAAGAGTTCCATGTCATTGATCACTACTCAAACAGTGGTGAAGGTCTACGGCACTACATGAAAGTGTTAAAAGACAAAGGCTACACATATGCAAGTCACAATGGCCCTCATGATATCGATAACCGTGAGTTTGGTTCTGATGCGAAATCACGACGTGAATTAGCGCGTGAAGGGTACGAAATAGACGGACAAATTTACTCAATCCGATTTGAAGTGGTGCCAAAGCTTTCAGTCGATGAAGGTATCGAGGCAGTACGTGAAATTCTGCCACTTTGCGTGTTCGATGAACACAAATGCAGTGAAGGCATTGCTCATCTAGAAGCTTATCGCAAAGAGTGGGATGACAAGCGGGGCTGTTGGAAAGATAAACCGCTTCACGATTACACGTCACATGATGCTGATGGATTTAGATATTTTGCGGTGAGCAGAAGAAATACCAAGCGCCCAGCATTCGAAATTAACCTAGGAACAACCTTCTGATGAGTACAACAAATGTAGATTTCACTCGACCGGAGTATAAAACGGCTGCTCCTCAGTGGGAGTTAGTGCGCTCTGTTTGTCGAGGTGGTGAAGATATAAAAAGCTATCTTCCTGAGCTTGAAGAGCAAGATAGTGAGCGTAAAAAGAAGCGCAATAAAGATTATCAAGACCGTGCGGTGTTCTATCCAATAACGGGCAATACTCGCAACGGCATGATAGGGATGGCATTTAAAAAAGATCCCTTAGTTGCTGTCGTCGAAAAGCTGTCGTGTTTAAAAGACGATGCTGACGGGGCGGGTTCAAGTATCTATCAATTGGCTCAGTCTTCACTTGAGTCAGTATTGGAAGTCGGTCGGCATGGTCTGTATGTTGATTACAACAGTGATTCGAAACTCCCGTACATATTCCAATATCGTGCTGAAGACATCATTAACTGGCGTACAGCTCGTATTAATGGGCGCACGATGTTAACGCTGGTGGTATTGCGTGAAACGGTGGAAGAAGAGGACGGGTTTGGTTTTAAGGATGAGGTTCAATACCGTGTATTGTCGATAGAAGAAGGTAAGTTTGTCTGTCGTGTCTATCGCAAGCCCAGTGGAAGTAGCGTTTTTGAAATTTCTTCTGAGTATATACCTGCGCGTGCTGGTAACGGTGTGTGGAATGAAATTCCATTTACATTTATTGGTGCACAGAATAATGATCACACTATTGATGAAGCCCCACTTCTAGGATTGGCAAAAATCAACCTAGGGCATTATCGAAACTCTGCTGATTATGAAGATTCTGTTTTCTTCTGTGGGCAAATACAACCTTATCTAGGTGGGCTAGGAACAGAATGGCGTGACTATCTAGAAAAGAAAGGCGTTATGGTTGGTTCTCGCTCACCAATTATGTTGCCAGAAAAAGGTTTCTTTGGTTACGCTCAGGCTCAACCTAACATGCTGGCAAAAGAAGCAATGGACAGTAAACGCGATTATATGGTTGCGCTCGGTGCTCAATTGGTTTCTGCTGATAGCAAAGTTAAAACGGTTATTCAGTCTGTCGGTGAACAGAACGCACAAACCTCTATCCTGAGCATCTGTTGCTCTAATGTTTCCGATGCATGCAGTAAATCGCTAATATGGTGTGCTGAATACTTAGGTTTAGATACTGCAGGCATTTCGTTTGAGATTAACAAAGACCTCGTTAATCACATTGCCGATAGTTCGATGATCCGTGAAATCGTCGCAGCATGGCAATCTGGCGCAACGCGTAAATCTGACTTAGTGAGAAGTTTGCAGAAATATGATGTTATCGACCCCGCTGATGATGTTGATGTGGTGGTGGATGAGCTTAATAATCAAGAGCCGACAATGGTAGGTGAGACATGAGATCAGTGAATGAGCGGTTAATGGATGAATTGATTGCTCACTCCCTGTTTTCTGGTCGCTATTCTACAGGGGTGGCTAGACGCATGATAAAGGCACTTAATGAGTTTGATGCTGAATTAACTGCTTCACTTATAGTGTCTTTAGATGATACCTCCATCGATGTTAATAGTTTCACTGCAAGGCGATTGGAGTCGTTGCTGTCCAGCGTTAGAAGTATTAATAAGCGTGCAGTTGATAGTGCTTTTTCATTGTTAACAGAAGAAATGAGAGCGCATGCATTATATGAGGCTGGCTACTACCCATCACTGTTTGATGCTCTACTACCTGATGTTGTTCTACGCAAATATCCACTAATGAGCATTACAGAGGAAATGCTATTTTCCTCAGTCATGTCTCGCCCATTTCAAGGGAAATTACTTTCTGAATGGGCTGATGGATTAGAATCAGATCGCATGACACGCATAAATAACGCTGTTCGGAATGGTTATTTAAATGGTGATAGTGCGGTAGAAATCGGACGTAAAATCAGAGGACATGCAAACCAAGGTTATAAGGATGGCGTATTGCAACTAAGCCGAGCTAATGCGACGACAATAGCTAAAACGGCCATTAGCCATTTACAAGCAACAGCGCGAGATCAGTTTGCTGATGCCAATAAAGACATTCTTGATTGTAAACAATGGTTATCTACCCTCGATAATAAAACATCTCACGATTGCATTATTCGGGATAGGTTGAGATACACGCTGGAAGGTAAGCCTATTGGTCATAAAGTTCCTTATCTACAAGGCCCCGGAAAAATCCACTTCAATTGCCGCTCAACAGAAACGCTGGTTACCAAATCGTGGCGTGAATTAGGTATCGATTTAGATGAGATGGACGCAGGAACTCGTGCCTCAATGGACGGGCAGGTGCCAGCAGATACCAATTTTCTTGATTGGATACAACGGCAACCTGAATGGCGACAGCGTCAAGTTTTCGGAGAAACGCGATTCAGACTAATGAAAGAGGGCGGTATGCATCCTTCTGAGTTTTATACCGATAAGGGAGAGTTTATTTCACTAGAGCGACTTAGAGAGATAGATGGGCATGCATTTAGAGAGGCTGGATATAGCTAATCAATAAACCATTTAACAAGGTCACCTCGGTGGCCTTTTTTATTACCTAAACTCAGCTCAGGGCTGAGTTATTACAACGCGCTAGGCGCATCTAATCCCAAGGGGAATCACATGTTATTTATGAATATCGAACGCAAATATTATTCACAGGCTGATGATGGTTCGCAAGGTGGAGGTGGTGGAACACCGGAAATCACTCCAGAAATTCAAGCTATTATCGACCAGCAGGTTTCAGGGCTAAAGGCTAAAAACAGTGAGTTGCTAGGCAAGCTCAAAGAGCAAGGCGATAACCTGAAACGTTTTGAAGGCATTGACCCAGACACTGTGAAGGGCATGCTTAAACGCTTTGAGAATGACGAAGAAGCCAAGCTCATTGCTGATGGCAAGATTGACGAGGTTCTCAATAAGCGCACTGAGCGTTTGCGTGGTGATTTCGACAAGAAGTTAAAAGAAGCAAGCTCTAAAGCTGAAAAGGCAGAGGCGTTTGCAAATAAATTCCGTGCTCGTGTGTTAGGCGATGAAATTCGTTTTGCAGCAGGGAAAGCGGGTGCATTAACCAGCGCTCAAGAAGATTTAATTTTACGTGCCAAAGGCATTTTTCAGATCAACGATGAAGGTCAGGCCGTAGCCGTTGATGAAGATGGCAATCCAATCATGGGCAAAGATGGTCGCACGCCATTATCACCTATTGAATGGATTGAATCCCTAAAAGAAAGTGCTCCTCACTTATTCCCCGCAGCCTCTGGTACAGATGCAGGGAAACATAAACAAGGTGGTGCACATTTTAAACGTTCTCAAATGTCCGCCAGTGACAAGGCTGATTATATTCGCCGATACGGGCGTGACGCATATTTAAAACTTCCAAAAGAGTAAGGAAATATAAGTAATGGCTACGATGACTAATAATGATTTAGTAATTTATAACGATTTAGCACAAACTGCGTTTTTAGAACGCCGTCAAGATAATTTAGCAGTATTTAATCAGGCATCAAACGGCGCAATTGTGCTGGATAACCTTTTTATTGAGGGGGACTTCCGTAAGCGTGCATTTTATCAGATCGGCGGTTCGATTGAGCATCGTGATGTAAACTCCACAGCATCTGTAGAGAACAAAAAAATCGGCGCGGGCGAATCTGTTGATGTAAAAGCACCTTGGAAATATGGTCCTTATGCAACGACAGAAGAAGCATTTAAACGCCGTGGCCGTGATGTATCGGAGTTCTCTGAGTTAGTGGGTACCGATGCGGCAGATGCTTCACTAGAGGGTTATATCAAATACTCTTTAGCTGCTTTAGGTGCCGCTATTGGCAATAACAAAGAAATGGTGGTGACTGCGGATATTGCGACAGATGGCAAGAAAACACTGACCAAAGGTTTACGCAGATATGGTGATAAGTTCAACCGCGTAAATCTGTTTGTTATGCACTCAACCACCTACTTCGATATTGTTGATCAGGCCATTGACAACAAAGTGTATGAAGAAGCGGGTGTGGTTATCTACGGTGGACAGCCAGGCACATTAGGTAAGCCTGTGCTGGTAACGGATACAGCGCCAGTAGATGCCATCTTTGGTTTAGTGCCGGGTGCTGTGACTATCACTGAATCCCAAGAGCCGACTTTCCGATCTTATGAAATCAATGACAAGGAGAACTTGGAAGTTGGTTATCGTGGTGAAGGCGTGGTTAACGTTGGCGTTCTGGGCTATAGCTGGGATGAATCAAAAGGAAAAAACCCTGATTTAACACAGTTAGGCACCGCAGGTAACTGGAAGAAGCATTTCACTAGCAACAAATTAACCGCTGGCGTCATGATTAAACTGACTGCCGAAGAGGGAAAGTAACCCTGTCAGCGGATAAAACGTCCGCTATCGCTGACAGTACAGATACAGTAACGATCACTCTTAATTACACCAAGGGCAGCTCTCCAGTCGAAGGAGCTACCGTTAATTGGTCTACAACAGGTGGCAAATTAAGCGTTACTTCATCTAAGACGGGCAAAGCTGGTGGTGCGACAGTGAAATTAACTTCTGATTCACAGGGTGAATTTATTGTCACAGCCACTGTTGATGGTGTTGCACAAAATACTGATGCAATTACATTCACAGAAAAAACTTCTCCAGACGAGTAATTTAAGGGGCTTTGTGCCCCTCTTTTTTTTGAGGTGAGCATGATTGATCCTGATAAGAACTCTCCAATATTTAATAGCTACGCAAGTGTGGATGATTTGAAGAAATACGCTGAGGATAGAAATATCACTTTGGCAGATAGTGGACTAGAGGCATTACTAATTACGGCGATGGATTATCTTGAATCGCAAAAATGGTTAGGTAAACGAACTAACCTAAATCAACCTTTATCTTTCCCTCGCTCAGGGCTATCTCGCGACGGTGTTGCCATCCCAAGCGATCAGATACCAAAGCAATTAATCCAAGCTCAATGCCGTTTAGCGATTGAATCAGTAGAAAATGACCTACAGCCCACGTTAGGCGCTGAAATCACCTCAGAGCGAATTGAGGGCGCTATTACTGTGCAATATGCCGAAGGCACTAATACTGGCGCACCAAACTTTCCTTGGTTAAAAGGTTTATTGTCTGGCTTGATTGATGTCTCGGATGGATTTGCCATTAATACATTTGCAATGAGGTAGCCATGAACATTTATCAACGTGGGCAGAGTACAGCATTAAGGATGTTGAAAAAATATGGCGTTTCCTATCAGGCTAAGCGTGATGGTAAGCATTGGGTTGATGATGAGGGGCAGGAACACTTTGAGCTAGAAACGTTATTTTCTGTTGTCGGGGTAAAAACGCAATATAAACCTTACGAAATCGATGGCACGCTTATTCTCTCTACGGATATTAAAATGATACTTCCTCCAGATATTGATATTCAGAAAGGGGATAAGGTGCTTGTCGATGGCGTTTGGTTGCGCGTTCATGAACCGAACCCTGTTAAACCCGCTGATATTATTATCTGCTATCAGTCTCAACTGAGGGCGTGACATGTCAGATCAGTTCATGAAGTCGATTAATATCTTTATCGACAAATCTAACGCAAATATTGAAACGGTTGTCAAAAATACAGGGTTTAAAATATTAGCGAAGCTTGTTGATATGTCACCTGTTGGAAATCCTGAATTATGGGAAGTTAATAGGGTTGCCTCAAACTACAATAAAGCAGTTTTTGAACATAATGAATATCTAAAACAAGATCCTAATAATTTAACACCAAAGCGACGTCAATTAAAAAAGCGTGTTCGTGTTAATGACTCTATGGATATTTATGTTCCTCCTGGTTATACAGGGGGGCGGTTTAGAGGTAATTGGCAGGTGTCATTTGATGCCCCAGCGGAAGGCGAGACGGGGCGCATAGATAAGTCAGGCAATATGACAAAGGCGTTAGGCAACGTTGTTATTGAACAATTTAAGGTAGGAATGAAAGCTATCTATTTCACAAACAATGTGCCTTATGCTTACCGCCTTGAAATGGGGCATTCGAAACAAGCACCTAACGGTATGGTTGCTGTGACTGCTGAGGAATTTAGTCAGTTTTTCAACTCTGCCGTATCGGAAACTAAATCATGAATCAGTCGACAATTAATACTGAAATACGAAAGCTGGTGGCGAGCATTGGCAAGGATTTAAATCTTAAAATCGCATGGCCCAATCTTCCTTTTAATGATATTAACGATCCCTATCTTCAACTCCATGTCATGCCAGCAGAAACGGATAACATCGGGTTATCTCTGGATATGCCTGTTTATCGTGGTGTTATCCAAATTAACGTAGTTGGGAAAGTAGGGGGTGGGGACGCTAAGATATCAACTATTGCTGATGACGTTAAAAACAGATTAGAAAATGGATTAACATTAGGGGAGGGTATCTACATTAACGGAGAGCCTAGCCAGTTCCCTCCAATTTCAGATGAAACAAATTATACCATTCCTATTCGTGCATCCTATCGATGTAATGCAATCCGATAACACCGCTTAATTGCGGTTTTTTTATACCTAAAATAGAGGTTAACAATGGCCTATAACATTCCTAATGGGTCGCGTGTTTACGTCGCAAGTAAATACGATGACGAAATTAAAATTACCGAGGCAACTAATGCCGAAGAAGCCGTACTAACAGTTGATGATGTGGGTGACATTGCTAAAGGCGATATTGTTCATGTTACATCTGGCTGGAAAAAAGCTTCGGGTGCTTTCCGTGTTGCAAGTGTCGCTGAATCTAAAATCACCTTAGAAGGTGTCGATACAAGTGATAAAAATGTGTTTCCTGCTGGTGGCGGTACAGGAACATTAAAGAAAGTATTGTCATGGGAAGTCATGCCACAGGTAATGACACTTTCTACAGAAGGTGGGGAACAGCAAACTCAAGAGGTTCAATTTCTTGAAGATGAGCAGGCAGAAACTATCGATACCTATAAAAATGGTGTTGTACAGGTTTATACCTTTGCTCACGATGCTAAGCTGCCTATCCGTAAATTGCTAACAAAATTGGACGACAGTAAGCAAGTTACTGCAATCCGATTCTTCAATAAACGCGCAGAAGAAGATCGCTATTACACAGCTTCAATTTCATTCCAGCGTGTGCCAAACACTGCTATCAACGAAGTTGAAAACGTAACAGCGCGATTCTCACTTAAATCTGAAATGCAGATTTATACCAACGCATCTTAATCAATAAATACTCACAACAGCCCCGAGTCAGGGGCTTTTTAAGGACTAATAATGCCTAAATTTACACTCGTCCCAAATCCAACCTTCAAAGCTAACGTTAAAATTCCTGTTGCCGGCAAAGAAAAGCCAGAAGTAGTTACATTCACATTTAAACATCACTCAGTAAGTGAGCTTGATGGAATGCGAGAAAAACCGATTTCTGAGTTCTTTGAGCAGATTATTGCTGACTGGGCGATCGAAGAGCCATATAACAAAGAAAATTTAAACATATTGTTAGATAACTACCCTTCAGCCTCTCGTGCTATTTCATCAACATATTACAACGAGCTGCTAGGTAACCGCGAAAAAAACTCCTAACGGTCGCCGAGGCGATGTATGGCGGAATGAGTTCAAAAGAATCGGCTGAGTTCGAGCGAGCTTTTGGCTTTCCGCCTGACATTGATGATGTTGAGGTGTGGCCTGATGTTTGGGATTCGTATCAAGTATTTTCAGCCATGAATACACAGTGGCGCGTAGGTATGAATGGTATTACTGGCTTGGATTACAACCCATTAAACCAAATAATGGACTTACTCAACATCAAAGATAGAGCGACCGTTTTTAGCGATATCCGCATTATGGAAGCTAAGGCGTTAGAGGTAATGCATAAAAGGTCATAATAATGAGCTGATCAGTGGTAAACGCCGGTTGGTGAGTAGGAAGAGAGGATAAAGGGAGGCTGCGAGCAAGAATGCAGCACATAGTAATTAGTTTGGCTTAAAGCTTGACCTAGTAAATAAAATGTGGATCAAGTTATGGACAAGTGATACCTTTCTGATATCATAAAAATATAGCTATACACATTGTATAGTCATTTCACTTACAAAATAATAACGGAGGGGATTATGAAAAAGTTAATTCGAGAATTTCTTCGTGTAATTCTCTCAGTTGAAAAAATAACCAATCCAATTATTGGTGGTAACGATCAGAAATCTAAAGACGAAAAAGAGGCTTTAGACAATAAAGATAATTTCTTTGTTGGTCGTGATGGTTCGATATCACTAAATCCTAACAGTATAGTTGTCCAGAAGGCTTTTAAAGACAACATAGAAAAATTACAGTCAACAAAAGGGCGGTAATTCTTAGTGTGGGCTGCTGTAATTGTTCTCGTCTTGGTTTGTGGCTATAACTATGTAGATAATCATTTGCCGTCAAGATATAAACTGAATAATTCTGTTGGTTGGAACGCGTACTTTTTTGTAGCGCTCAAAGGCGGTGAGTTTTTAATACAAGGGCTGATGGCATCTGTTGTGGTTGCCATTGGCCTTTATATTATTATGTATATATTGAATGCGCCATCTTATCTTTTTGGTTGGTATGAGCCTTTCACATTTGTAGACTCTATTTTCAATATCAGAGTTTCTGGTATGAGTTTTTGGACTATCTTGTGGTTATCTTTTACTGTTTTGATATCTATCGGAAAGACTGCTGATGTTAAAAAAAGAAATCAATCCCTACAAAAGAGAATGGAAGACTTTAGGGAAGTAGCAAAAGTTTACGCCATTGAAAGTTTGCTACTGGAGTCATTTGAAAGAATGGATGATGGCTTACTGGTTTTTGTGACTCTCAAGTCTAGAAAGGTTTATGTTGGAATGGTTGATGGCATCAGGTTTGAAGGAATGGATATCAATACGCTAGTGTTAATACCGTTCATGTCAGGATATAGAGAGAAAGATACATTAACATTCCATGTTGAGCACAACTACACAGATCACTACGCGCAACAAGGAATAAACTTCAGCTCAGAGCCGTTATCAGTATTCCAGTTTAGACATGTCTTACCTTATGAGCAAATAGAGTCATTTTCGTTATTTAACGTCAACACATACAATGTATTTCAAGAAGTAGCAAAAGAAAAAGAGATAAAAAAGAAATCAGAAACAGATTCAAACTAACCCACTCCGGTGGGTTTTTTGTTGCCTGAATATCTCAAATTATTGATATTGTTTGATTGTTCTAAATTGAAATGACCGACCTACAAAATAATTGTAGGTAACTACAAAAGTTTTGTAGTTCAAATATTGAGCGACTCCTAAAGGGTTTTACACAAAAGTTGTAAAACTTATCTTGTGTAATTTATTGATATAGTTTGATTATAACGAATCGTTAGAATTGATAGCCCGTCCTTGGGCGTTACTACTATTGTTATGCAATTAACGGAGTGTTTAAAATATCTCCGCTTTTCTCACCTTGCATAACTTGGGTGCGTAGACGGAAGTTTTGCAGTAACTCAATAAGCGCATTAGAGTCACGTTGTAATTTTTGAATGTATTCAACACTGACAACGTTATGACCATCAACGCTAACTACTTGTTGCTTTTCATTTTTATAAGAAACCAACCATCTTCCCTCTTTGGGTATGGTTACAGTGATTGAGTTTTGATTTGGCTCAAAAAGTATATTTTCTTCCTGTTTAGGAATGTATTCACCCTCAAGAACGAACTTGTGAATATACTCAACCGCATCGGGTATCTGATCTGCTGTTAGCTCTTCAATGCTACTAACATTAAATTTCTGGTGAACAAGAGAATAGGCTTCTGGGTACATAATGCCTTTCTTACTAACCAGTAGATTAACAGCATTCTTTAATGGGTTGCGTTCTTGAACAGTTGATTTGTGTTTTTTCTTAACTTCACCAGTAGTCCAATATTCATAAAGTACGTCGTCACACTCTTCTTGATACTTGATTACTTTATCGCGGATCTCTGGTTTGACTTTGTTAGGGCTGATAGTGTGAAGCCAGCCTGCAAGTTTACGGAGAGCTAGGCAAAGCATTGATTGCTCACCGCCTTTTAAAGGTATCACGATTTCCGTGATCCCTTTACTAAACCTTTGTTTTAGCTTTTCAAATTGAGATTGCCAAGTTAACCCCATGCCTTCAACTATTGGCTTCATTGGTACATATGGTTCGCCGTTGAAATTTACTACATACAGGTTGTTACCGTGGAAAGGTACGTTAATTGTTGATACACTAGTCATGTCGGTTACTCCGTAGTTTCTGACAAATTAGAAGCCCTAGCTACCGCAAATAGTTGGGGCTTCGCTGTTTTAGTTGACACGTTTTTCTCTTTCTTTCACATACCAAGCTATCGCTTGATTAACTATTGAGTTTTGCGAAATACCATCTTTCGCTGAGAGTTCTACCACTTTACTTTTTAACACCTCTGTTAATCTGAGTTGAAATTTTCCTGTTTTTTTATTGGTATTCATATCTTCATCCTTTTATGTGTCTATGTGACATCACAAAGATATCAATGTGAATCTATATAGTCAACGAATAATTGACTATATTGTGATATCACAATGACTTTACTGGTGGTTGTATGTCACAAAAAAATACGAGAATAAGAGATATAACGCCTTATAGCCTTAGAATGCCTGATACTCTGAAGGAAAAGTTAATGCAAAGGGCAAGTAAGAATGGGCGATCTCTTAATGCTGAAATGGTTATGATTCTTCAGTCTGCCGTGGATGAGGATAACACCCCTAAAAACTTAAACGAGTTGTCACAGCTTGATCCTGAAAAGTTCAAAGAACTGTTCATGGAAACTATCAAGAAGATGAATGAGGGTAAAAAGTGACTAATATCACATTTTATTTTGTTGTTACTGTATAAAAAACAGGAATGTAAAATTTTTTAGTGCCTGTAATATATTTTGATATTTTCTTTGGAGCTTGCACATGAATGCGCCTGTAATTAGCTTTATTAATATGAAGGGTGGGGTGGGAAAGACCACTCTATGTATTAGTATTGGTGAGTATTTAGCAAACTATAAGGATAAAAAAGTATTAATAATAGATATTGATCCTCAGTTTAATGCAACACAATCTTTTATGGGTAAGCATGATAAAATAAGTGAGTACTTATCTTTAGTAAAACAAAGAAAGACAATCAAGAGAATATTTGAAGTAAATGCTTCTATATATGATGAAGATGCAGTATTAAAAAAAGAAGATGTTATTTACAGTGTATATCCAAATCTAGATATAATCCCTGGTGATATAAACATAATGTTTGAGCATAACACGGTAGATACAATTAGATTGATTAGGATAAGAAATTTCATTGAAGACAATAAGTTAAGAGAAATCTACGACTATATTTTTATTGATTGTCCGCCTACCATTTCGATGTATACCGAAGCGTCCATAATGGCATCTACACATTATATAATGCCAATGAGAATAGATCAGTATTCAGTATTAGGGAGTAACAATTTGCTATCAATTGTTTCTAAGCTGGCTAGAGATCAAAGACTTACAATAAAGCCGTTGGGTGTTATTTATACCGATACTGCACCAAAAAGATTGACCAAGAAGACCAGAGCAATTAAGACGGCTATAGAAACCGAAAAAGGAATCAGGGATCTATATTTCTTCAAGAATCATTTTTCAAAGGTTAGGGATTTACAGGTTGGTCAGCAATTAAATTTTGCGTCAGCGTATTCTCAGTCTAAAGAAATCATTGATAGAATATGTACGGAACTCGAGGCTAAGCTTAAAGAGGTTGATGATGAATCAGAATAAATTAATAACTAAAAAGAAATTAATGGAACTAAAAGATTCTGAATCGCTTGAGTTTATGATCGGGTTTCTATCTTTAGTAATATTTTCCAAAGAAATTTTTAAGTCGAATTTTGAATTGAGTGAATTTATTAAAGATGCATTTAAGATAGAATATAAAAGATACGTTGTATCCTCAAGAACCCTTATGTTCTCTAGGCTTGCGAAAGATATAGTTAGAAAATATTCTGATGGAAATCATTTCACAGCTAAAAATACTGTTGTCAATATCATTTATGAAAAGCTAGATCAGCTGCCAATCAACGATATCGCTTTAGAAGCGAAAAAGAAAGAAAATAAAAAGAGAAAAGGTAAAAATACTACAACAGAAAGTATCTCAAAGTGGATAAAGGGGTTTAGGGGTGAGTAACTTCCTTACTATTGACCCTTACAACGTGTTGGGAACAGTGTCCAAGTTCAAAGAAGACCTAAAAGTAATTCCTGACCAATATGTTGTTGACTCGTTAATATCAGCGGTAAAAAAGTCTATTTTTTTGAAGATAATTCACGAAAAATCTTTGAGAGGTAATAGACACTTATTAAGCGTCATCTATGATTTTTTAGGTTGTATTTCAGCAATAAAAAAAAATGAAGATAGATACTTTTATTTTAATATAAGGTCATGCATTGAAAATTCAATTAGATTCTTGTTGAACAAAGATAATGATGATGAGATCGGTGTTACAAGGATGTTCAGTGAGTTTAAAGAAAGATATAAAGGTGTAGACGGTGTTAGCGCACTTACTAGGGTATATTCTGATGCATGTAATTACGTTCATAACAATGTCAAGGCTGATATTGATGTATCAAAAAGCTATAAATACATTGATTCATCCAAGATTTTTGAAAAGAAAAAAAGCAGAAATCTATGTAATGACCTCGTTTCAGTGCAGTCGTCACTAGATAATTTTTTGCTAATTAATAATAAAGAAGACATAAAGTATTCATTTTTATATCTAAATGAAAATATAGAATATTTAATAAATAAAAAGTTTTTAGAAAGATTGTTCTCATCAGAATTGGTATCATAATTCTATAAACATGCTTCGGCAGGTTTTTTGTTTGCTTCAATTTGCGACTACACTCAGCTAACATTAAGAAAACTAAATAAAGAACTGAGAGGACGGGATGAAGAAGTTATTACTTGGTGTAGCGTTGTTGTTGATTGGTTCAAATGCCATTGCTGAATGGGAATACAAAAAACATTTTGATGAGATGAGGGGATCTGAAAGCTATACGGCATCGCTTCAATCAATGCCAATAAATAAAGATATAGATAACGAGTTGTTACTTCTCTTATCCAGCGATAATAATTCCACGTCGAGTTTAGCTGGCTTACACTTACTCAGTGGCAGATTTGATTGCGACAACCCCAATCTATGCAAAATAGCGGTAAGGTATGGCAATGGCGCGGTGAAAAGTGTATTTGTTAGACTTAATGATGAAAGGAACCTTGCTTTTTTCATTAACTCTAATGAGGTTGCGGAAACATTAAGGTTATCAGATGTTATGTATGTTGAGATACCAATATTCAGAAAAGGTAGCGCACAGTATAAGTATGATACATCAGGATTTAAATGGACGGGAATTGAAAAAACAGGAGAATATTTAACATCCTTAGGTTCCATTGATTTCACAAAAGAATTACCAAATATTCCTAGTAATACTTATAAAAATGATAGAGGGAGTGTTTGCTATGACATTAATGATTTTTCATTTGGGATAAAAGTAAAGGCGGTAGGAAAGGCTAGTGTGTGCATAGATGGGAAATTCCCTATTTATGTTGAAGTTAGTAATGTAAAAGTTAATAAAAATGACTTTGTGAAAGAGGTTAATTTAGCTAGAAAAGCCGATGAAGACACAGAGGGGAATACTCACATGTGGTTAGCGAGTGATGATGAATTTCTGACTATGATTCTTCTTACAAAACCAAATAAAAATGGATATGAGATATTCATGGATTATTCGCCAAGAATAAATATTTATAGTCAAAAGTAACTTTATCGAAAATAGACAAGCCACCTTCGGGTGGTTTTTTTATATCTGGAGGAAATTAAATGGCAGATATAGCAACAATATCATTAAAGGCTGATACGTCAGATCTGGAGCGTGGCACACAAAAGTTAAAGGAATTCGGCGATACGGCAGAAAAGGTAAGCGGTTCTTCGCGAAATTTAAATGACCAGTTTAATAGAGGGGTTGATCATCAAAAGAGAGCAGCCGACGCGATAAAGAGGCAAAAGAAAGAACTTGATGACTTATTAAATTCAATAAATCCAACCAATAAAGCATTTGATGCGCTTGATAAAGCCACTCAAAAATTAATAGAGGCAAATAAAAAAGGGATATTACCAAAGGATCAGTTTGCAGACTATAACGCCATACTTGAACAGACTAGAGATAAATTAACACGAGTTAATATGTCCCTTACTGCTGAAGGGCGGGCGTTGTTAGCTCAAGAGGCAGCAACAAATAGAGCCAAGCAAGCTGCTGATGATTTTTTAAATTCACTGAAAAATCAAACTGAAATTATAGGAAAAACGAGGACAGAGATTTTAGAGCTAAAAGCGGCTCAACTTGGCGTGTCGCAACAAGCCGCGCCGATGATCAACAAGCTAAAAGAGCAAGAAAAAGCATTCTTAAATGGCTCAATCACTATTGGTCAATATCGAAACGCTATGCGACAACTACCAGCCCAAATGACAGATATTGTTACGTCATTAGCATCAGGAATGCCTGTTTGGATGGTGATGATACAACAAGGGGGGCAAATAAAGGACTCATTTGGTGGTGTCGGTAACTCACTAAAAGCGTTAGCATCACTTATTACCCCTGCAAGAGTTGCTATGTTTGGTTTTGCTGGTGCTGCGGCAGCTGTGGCGTTAGCCGCGTATAAAGGGTCGCAAGAATTTGGCGAGTATAATAAGCAGTTAATTCTTACTGGTGGTTATGCAGGAAGAACAGCTGCACAGCTGGATGCTTTGGCTAGAAGCTTATCGGGGAATGGGATAACTCAGTATGGAATGGCTGATACTATTTCAAAAGTAGTTGGCTCTGGTGCTTTCTTGGGCCGAGATGTTGACATGGTATCTAAAACCGCTGCTGCTATGGAAAAAGCCGTTGGTCAATCGGTTGATGAGACAATAAAGCAATTTCAGAGATTGCAAGAAGATCCAGTTAAAGCAGTCACTGAATTAGATAAATCATTACATTTTTTAACTGCTACCCAATTAGAACAAATAACCACACTTCAGACGCAAGGAAAAGAGCAAGAAGCGGCTAAAATGGCTATGGAATCATATGCCAATGCTATGGATGAGCGAACCAAACAGATAAAGGAAAATCTAGGCCACCTTGAGAGAGCGTGGGAAGGGGTTAAAAACATGGCTAGTAGCGCATGGGATGCAATGCTAGACATCGGCAGAGAGAATACTCTAGAGCAGCAAATCAAAGAGTATGAAGAAGCTCTGATTGAGTTTCAAATAAACCCTGCCTCCAAGGGGCTGTATTATAACAAGACTGGATTAATGCCAGATGAAGTTAAAAGTAAACTCGCTCTATTAAAAGAAAAACAGACTCAAATCGCTATAAAAAATGCAAGTGAAAAAGCCGCAAGAGATGAGGAAGAGCGTAAAAAGGCGCAATTTAGAGCCGATCAAGAATTAAAGCGACAATACGAAACCGCAGAGGAAAAGCACCAAAGACTACTCAAGGAGATAATAAATAATGCGGATGCATCTCAAGCTGCAAAAGATGAAGCCATCCGCCGAGAGAAAGAGCGTTACGAGAAAGAAAAAGCCAAAGGTAAAGGTAAAACCCCAACCTACCGACCAGATTATGGTACTAGAGTAGATGAATCAGCAAATCAAGCCCTATTATCCCTACAAGCACAATTAAAGGTGCTAAAAGAGCATAAAACAGTCAGTGATGTGATTAGCTCTGAGCGTAAAAAACTTTGGGATATGGAAGCGAAAATATCAATCCTTGAGGAGGCTCAGAAAACAAGACAGTTAACCAAGGACGAAAAGGCGTTGCTTGCTAAAAAGGACTACATTCTTGCTTCTCAAGAAGCATTGGCCATAGCTGGTGATGAGGTTAAGCTTCAGGAGTTACATAATCGTGAGTTAGATAAACAACTTAAACGTGTTGAAGAAATTAATGCCAGAAGTCGCGCCTTAGAGTTGGGAGCTGGTAAGTCTGACCGCATGTATCAACGAGACATTGCACTAGAGAAAGCTAAATCACCAGACGAGAGAAAAGCCTTAGAGGAGTATTATGCTAAGGAAGACTCTATTCGTGCTAACTGGGAGTTAGGCGTCAAGAAAGGCTTTGCTGAATTCCAAGAACAGGCAACAAACGTTTACGGTAACGTAGCTCAAATTAGTCAATCAGCATTCCAAGGCATGAGTAACAGTCTCTCTGATTTTGTATTGACGGGCAAAGCTAATTTTGCTGACTTCACTCGCTCATTCTTAGAAATGACCACCAAGATGTTAATGCAGATGGCTATGCTAAATGCTATGAAAGCGGCATTTGGTGGTAATGCGGTAGGTAATTTCTTTGGGTTTGCAAGTGGTGGTTATACAGGCGGTGGTGGTAAATATGACCCCGCTGGCGTAGTGCATAAAGGCGAGTTCGTCTTTACCAAGGAAGCAACGCAACGATTAGGTGTAGATAATCTCTATCGACTAATGGATGCAGGAAAGAGAGGTTATGCTTCAGGTGGTCATGTCGGTGGTTCTGCGCCAATGTCGGTTACACAGCCAACAGCATTTATCGCTCGCAATCCTCAAATTGCTGGTGGTGGGGTGAATGTGACAATTGATATGAGCGGCGTCAAGATTGAAACCGAACAGCAACAAAGTGCAATGCCAAATATAGATGTGAGAGCTGCTGAGCAATCGTTAAAGAATAAAGTTAAAAGCCTTTTTATTAGTGAAGGGCGAGAAGGTGGTGATTTGTACAAGATCATTAAAGCAGTATCAGGAAATAGATAATCATTTAATAAGAGAGGTATTTATGAAATTAAAATTAGGAAATATTTGTATTCGTCCAGAAGATAAAGAAATTAGCATTCCAGTAGATGTATACATGGGAAATGAAGCTGATTTTGAACCACCAAAAGCATATCTGGTTTATCAAACTAGCTTTGATGCTAATAAGCCTCTTTCGGAATATTTTAAAGAATCCGAAGAATATGCAAGAAAAACAATTAAAGAATTAAACCAATAACAGCCACCAAATTCTGTGGCTTTTTAATGAGAGGTAGTTATGAAAATCAAAGTAGAGTTCCCATTGTTATCAAACAAATTTTCAGGAGTGGAAATTACAGGGGATGTGAAAAGATATGGCATTGGGGCTATAAAAATAAGTGAAAAACCTATATTAACGTCAGAAATTACAGTAACGGAGATAGTGGGAAATAATACCCCAGATGAAGAACCAAAGTTACAATTTAAGTACACAGAGGATTATAACCCAAATGAAACATTTGCTTCATTTATGGGGAGAGCGGAAAAATATGCAAGAACCATGATAGATCGCATAAAGGCGGCACAGTAACCGCCTTTATAATATGGTACTAATTATGTAAATGTGACTGAATGATACCAAACGCCTCGATAGTTACAGGACTATCATGCGATACTTTATTTAATTCACTAATAAGTTTTTCTTTTTCAATATCAGACATATTCCTAATCATTACTTGAATTATATACTCTAAAGCAAGAGTACGTGTTTGAAGGGTCTCTATGTCTTTAGCCATTTCACTAACTAACATATTCAATTCTCCATCGAAGTAAGTCAGCCATTCCTTCGGTAAGTTTCTCTGGGCTGAATATATAAAATAACCTAATGGATATTTATTAATATCCTGATATTTGATCAGGCGGCTTTGTGTCGCCTTTTTTATTGGAGTAACCAATGGAAGAGTTTAAATGGCGAACACAAATACAAGATTCGCCAAGCGGTGAGTTCAAGCATCGTATTAAAGAAGTTGAATTTGGAGATGGTTACAAACAAGTTGCTGGTGATGGTATTAATCCAGAATCTCAAACGTGGCCATTCTCTTATATGGGATTGAAAGATGAGGTGATGCCTATTTTTAAATTCATTCGGCAACACACAGTAAAATCATTTATTTGGACACCTCCATTTGGTGAAAAAGGTCTTTATCGAGTTAAAGCTGATTCAATATCGATGATCCCCATATCTGGCGGAGTAATGAAATTGTCAGCTACGTTTGAACAGGCATTTAGCGCATGAATATCACAGCAGATGTACAAAAATTAGAGCCGGGTAATAAGGTTCAATTAATTGAGGTGGATGGCAGTGGTTTTGATGGGCCAATTCTTCGCTTCCATGCTTACAATCTTCCTCACACACCAGAAGAGATAGAGAAATCTAATGGTGATATCAAGCCAAAACCAATTTGGTGGCAAGAAAATGAATATGGGGCATGGCCCTATGAAGTTGAAGGAATGGCAAAGAATAGCGACGGAAGCCCAGCGAGACCATCTCTAAAGGTTGCCAATATAGATGGCTTAATCTCATCTTTGTGTCTCCAGCTTGACGATATGGTGCAAGCAAAGGTTACTATTTATGAGACATTCTCTCATTATCTTGATGCCAAAAATTTTCCTGATGGTAATCCAACCGCTAACCCTGATGAGTGTTTTAAACAGGTTTATTACATCGATCGTAAAACTAATGAGGTGGCTGGCGAATCCGTAGAGTTCGAGCTGTCTAGCCCGTTTGATTTGCAGGGAGTAATGATACCCGTTCGACAAATTCATAACCTTTGTTATTGGTGCATGAAAGGCGATTATCGCAGTGGTAATGGGTGCTCATATTCAGGGAATAAATATTTTGATGAGAGAGGAAACCCTGTTGATGATCCAGCGCTAGATAGTTGTGGTGGGCTTATTAGTGATTGCAAAAAACGCTTTGGTGAGAATGAGCCATTAGATTTTGGAGGGTTTCCCGCTGCGGGGTTAACGAGATGATCACAAAAAAATTAAGAGAATCGATATTTGAACATGTAAAAGCCGAATATCCCAAAGAAGCTTGCGGAATTATCTGTCAGAAAAGTCGAGTTAAAAAATACTTTCCTTGTAGCAATCTTTCAGATAATCCAACAGAGCATTTTGAGCTTTCTCCAGAAGATTACGCTCTTGCTGAGGACTGGGGTGAGCCAATAGCAATTGTGCACAGCCATTGTGGTGATGGTGTAACGACTCAACCTAGCGAAATAGATAAATTACAGTGTGATGTGACAGGATTGCCTTGGGTGATCGCATCATGTCCAGAGGGTGATATTCGAATTATTTACCCTCGAGGTGAACGCGAATTAGAAGGCCGTCCTTTTGTGCTTGGTTATGCTGATTGCTGGTCGTTAATCATGGATTACTACCACCAAAAACACGGTATTGAGTTACATAATTACAGCGTTGATCGGCACTGGTGGGAAGAAGGCGAAAACCTGTATATGGATAACTACGAGAAAGCGGGTTTTGTTGACGTTACTGGCGAGCCGAAAGAGGGCGATATGGTGATTATGCAAGTACAAGCCGATGTACCTAATCACGCTGGTGTGATTATGAATGGTATGTTACTTCACCATCTTTATGGTCAACTCAGCAGGTTGGTCCCCTACAGCGATTATTGGCGAGATAGAACCGTAAAAATTGTGCGGAGGAAAGAGTTTGTATGAGCCTAAAAGCAATACGTCTATATGGTGTTCTTGGCGCAAAATTTGGGCGTGAACACAAATTAGATATAGATTCACCTCGCGAAGCAATTAAGGCGCTCTCTGTGCTTTATGATGGCTTTGAGCAGTTTCTTGCTAATGCTCATTTAAAAGGAATGGAGTTTGCTGTATTTAAGGGGAAACGAAACATTAATGAAGAAGAGCTGCATCTTGATACCACAGAAGAGATCCGCATAGCACCAATCATTAAAGGAAGTAAACGAGGAGGATTCTTTCAAACTATGTTGGGCATTGCCATGATCGGTGTCGCGACATTTGCTCCTTGGGGTACTGCCTTATTTGCAAGTGACTTGATTGGGGCCATAGGTCTTGGTGTGGCTCTTGGTGGTGTTTACCAGATGCTTTCACCCCAACCGCGAGGTCTATCAATGAGGCAAGATTCAGATAACAAACCATCTTATGCCTTTGGCGGAGCTGTAAACTCTACTGCGCAAGGAAATCCAGTTCCTTTACTTTATGGACTGGACAGGCGAGAGGTAGGTGGGGCAATCATTTCCGCAGGTATTTATACAGAAGATCAGCAATAACATAAACGAATTTCAGAATAGCCACTATGTGGCTTTTTTTATGGGTGAAATATGGAATTAATTCATGGTGCAAAAGGTGGTGGCGGTGGCGGACATACGCCCACGGAATCACCAGATAGCTTACTTTCTGAATCAACAGCTAAGATTTTATTGGCTATCTCAGAAGGTGAAATTGCTGGTGGCTTAGACGATACTCGTATTTTTCTTGATGATACACCGATTGGCAATGCGGACGGTACTAAGAATTTTGAGGGTGTCACTTGGGAATTTAGACCGGGTAGTGAACACCAAGAATACATTCAGGGTATCCCATCAGTAGATAGCGAAACATCGGTAGGGTTGGAATTAAAAGACGATCAGCCCTATGTGCGGAGCATTAATAACACTCAGCTATCTGCTGTGCGCATTAGACTATCTGTTCCTCAATTGTTTCAACAACACGATAACGGGGATACTACAGGCTATAGAATTGAATATGCTATTGACTTATCTACAGATGGTGCTGGATATAATGAAGTATTAAAGTCTGCTTTTGATGGTAAAACGACCAGCGAATACCAGCGAACACACCGCATTGACTTACCCAAGGCAAATACAGGTTGGCAGATCCGTGTCCGACGATTAACTAAGAATCAGAATACAGCCAGAATTGTTGATAAGGTTACTATCTCTGCTGTTACTGATGTTATCGATGCTAAATTGCGTTATCCAAATACGGCCCTATTGTTTATTACTTTCAATGCGCGTCAATTTAATAACCGCATCCCTAAAATTAGCGTTCGCCCAAAAGGTGGCTTGCTTATCAAAGTGCCCACGAATTATGACCCGATTAATCGGGCCTATTCAGGCGTATGGGATGGCACCTTTAAACTTGCAGCAACCAATAACCCGGCATGGGTATTTTATGATTTAGTACTCAATAATCGCTACGGCTGTGGTGACCGGATCCAGTCTTCTCAGGTTGAAAAGTGGGACCTGTATAAGATTGCGCAATATTGTGATGAATTGGTACCCGATGGGCATGGTGGTGATGGTAAGGAGCCTCGATTCCTGTGTGATGTTTATATTCAATCGCAAGAATCGGCATACCAAGTACTGAGAGATATAGCGGCTATTTTTCGTGGTATGACATTTTGGGCTGATAACAAGGTTAATGTTGTCGCTGATATGCCAGATAGTATTTTTAGAACGTTTACTAATGCCAATATTGTTGGAGGTAAGCCTACCTATTCAGGAGGTAGTCAGCAAAATCGATATACGCAAGCATTAGTTTCCTACACAGACACCAATAACCACAGTAATGATGCGATTGAGGCTGTGGCCGATATTAAACTACAGCGTCGTTACGGAGTACGCAAAACTGAAATATCAGCGATAGGTTGCACTCGGCAGACGGAGGCTAACCGTAGAGGTCGCTGGGCGTTACTCACCAATGCTAACGACAGAGTTATTAGTTTTGCGACAGGATTAGAGGGGGCAATACCTTCTCCTGGTCATATCATTGCTGTTGCCGATTCTACATTGGCTGGAAGAGATAATGGTGGACGTATATCGCGTGTAGAAGGCAGAAAAATAACACTTGATCGCAGAGCCAATATTAAAGCTGGTGATAGGTTGATTGTTAATCTGCCAAACGGGCGCTCAGAGGGAAGAACCGTATCACTGGTTGCTGATAATATCATTACAATTTCAACGGAGTACTCACAGGAACCAGAGAAAAACGCAGTTTGGACAGTTGATGCTGATGATTTAACATTACAACTTTATCGGGTCGTTAATATTACTGATAATGGCGATAATACATATACTATTACTGGCGCAATCCATAACCCAAGCAATTACGATCACATTGACTCTGGCGCAAGAATAGGTGAGCGTCCAATCACCATTGTTCCACCGAGTGTGCAAGCACCACCTAAAAACATTCGTATATCATCCTATTCTCAGGTTAATCAAGGTATTTCATTTATTACTCTGCGTGTTGATTGGGATGCAGTTGATAATGCCATTACCTATGAGGCTCAATGGCGGAGAGATAATAATAACTGGGTATCAATGCCAAGAACATCAACATGTGGGTTTGAAGTTGATGGCATTTATGCTGGTCGTTATCAGGTGAGAGTTCGTGCGATAAATGCGTCTGAAATATCCAGTGTATGGACTAATGCGCCAGAAACAACACTGACAGGAAAAGTAGGGAGCCCGCCTAAACCTGTAAACTTTAGAGCTTCACCGCTCGTATTTGGCATTAAGTTAGGCTGGGAATTTGGTGAAAACACCAGTGATACGTTAAAAACGGAAATTCAGTACAGCAAAACCAATAATGGTGAAGGTCTGATGCTGTTATCTGATGTTCCTTATCCCTCAAAAACCTATGAAATGGCAGGGTTATCAGCAGGTTTAACGTTTTATTTTAGAGCAAGACTGGTAGATAAAATAGGTAATCATTCCGAATGGACTGAGTTTATTCTGGGAGAATCTGAGTTTGATGCTAGTATTATTCTTGATGAATTAGCGGGGCAAATCAGCCGAGACCAACTCGCACAAGACTTATTGGGTGAAATTAACAGTAAAGCTAACCAAATCGATATTACTGAATTACATGAGTTGATGAGGATAAATCATGACAAGATTTTATCTGAGTTGATGAGGCATGGAGCAACGATTGAAGAAAGTGAAAAAAAATGGGAGGAGGCAGGAAAATTACTGGCTGAGCGGATAAATCAAGTTTCAACGGCAACAGAAGCACAGGCAGCCGCAATTAAACAAGAGCAACAAGCACGTATTGAGACTGATAAAACCGAAGCACAACAACGCCAATTCTTAGCCACTCAACTTCGTGGTGATTATACCGGTAATGATTTATCGAAAGTCACCGCAGGACTCATTTCCGCAGAGAAACAAGCACGTGTTACAGGCGACCAAGCAGAAGCGAAAGCCCGACAATCACTGGAAACACGGATGAATGGGAATGTTTCAGCGATTAATAAATCATTAGAAACCCTCACCTCGAAACAGCAAGCACAAACGCAAGAGATTTTAACGCTCAATTCAAATCTTAAGGGGAAAGCTGATAGCAGTGTGGTGAATGCGTTAAATACGCGAGTAACTAATCTCGATGGCAAAGTGATGTCCGCAACCTCTCAGGTACAAACGTTATCCAGCAAATTAGATACAGTGAAAGCCGATTTAACGGAGTCTGTGGTGGTGGATTTAGATTTATCTAAACTCAATGAAAACACCTATTATCCGATTATTTTTCCATTAGTAACTTCTCGACGTTATGCCTTTAAGGTTTTTAGGACCTTAGGGCAATATAGTGACAATAAACCCAGCTATGCCACTCACAGCACCAAAGGTTTTGCCGTGATTGTGGAATGGCAAGTGAGTGCTTCTGGATGGGGAACACAGTCTGAAAACCGCATCATTGATAATTTTGATTGGCGATGGACAAATCAATCCCCTGTGATGGGGCCAGCTCAATTAACGAATGGTTCTGTGGAATATATCTATTTGCGAGGAGGTGCTAAATATCAGCTCACTAAGCATAAAAGTGTTAACCATCAAATTATCACCCGCACTTATACCAATAACAAACAATCGGTGGCACCGAAAGGATTTGTGGCGAATGAAGTACCTAAGTCCAGCGAACAGAAAGCCAATGCAACGGCGAATGCGGTAAACCAACTTGAAACTAAGGTGACTGAGGTCTCAGGTAAAGTGACCTCTACCGCCCAGCAAGTCACTCGCCTTGAAAGCCAAGTGGGTACAAGTTCAGCCAAAATTGAACAAACGTCGAAAGTGGTCACCGACATAAATGGCAAAATTTCCGCATCATGGACAATGAAAGTTCAGCAAGATAGCAAAGGGAATAAAGTCATTACGGGCATTGGCTTAGGGTTTAATGCACAAGGAAATAGCCAATTTCTGGTCAATGCCCAAAACTTTGCAGTGATATCGTCATTAAATGGCAAAGTGGTGACACCGTTTATCGTGAAGAATGGACAGTTGGTTGTTAATGAAGCTTTTATTGGTGATGCAACTATTACCAGTGCAAAAATAGCTAATGTATTGCAATCAACCAATTTCAGCCATGCAAACAAGGTGGGCTATCAACTTAATATGCGCACTGGTGAAGAAATTAAATATGGGAATAACGCTCAGGGGTACTGGATTGAAACAAACATATTAAAACGTTTGTTTGATAAAAAAGGCACAATGCGTATCAGAATGGGGATATGGTAATGGGCATGGGTTTAGAAATATATGATGAGAAAGGGCGACTCATTATTGGAGAAGACACTATTATACCGCGCCACTTGGGGCAATTTGACCTTCCTTTGTCCCAATATGGATCTCTTACTATTCCTGAGATTTCCTTAGGAGGTGAGGTTGTTTGCCATTTCTGGCTACGGTATCGCTCTCGATGGAGTGGTGAATTTCATGTAGATAAGCCTAATGAGAGAACAGAGTACTCCATATCTGGGAACACGTTAAATTACCGCGTTGATTACAATATCTATCGCAGGGAGAACAATGGCTCTGGTGGTGGGCAGACACAAGCGAATGACTCATTCTCAAGTCATGTTGTCGTATGGGTGGTGTGAAATGGTTGGTGTAGAAATTTACACAAATAATAGGCTGATACAATTAACCGATAAACTCGAAACAATATGTGTTTTGAGAAAAGCAACTCCTGATGAACTAACGTCATCATCAGGCCCTCATGATAGCTATCCGAGAATCTATGCGTTAAATAGCCAATGGATGGTTGCTCCGATTTCCAAGGTAAGCATACCTCAACACGGAGTTGGTCTTGAAGTTTATGATGAGCAAGGGAAAATGAAATTTTCATCTCTTGCTAAGTTGGTCTGCTTTGAGAAATATTATGATGTCAATACGGGGAGCGCTGGCAAAGGCTCATTAAGAATCGCAGGCAAAAGTGGTCATCGGTATGGCATGATTAAGACTCGCTCTATGGGGTATTTTCATAATACAAACATACGAAGCTACATAGACCCTGACACGTGGGATGAAGTTTGGACATTCAAAAGATATAGCGAGCGTTATGTCTTGATTGATGATGTGGGAGGGTTAACATTTGAGTATCGATACGAGTTCTTAGGAGAAGAGGATGGCTGGATAAGTATGCCTCCGAGTCGAGAAGGTTCTGGATTAATGGAACAAGGGCTTATGATAGACGTTTCAATGTTAGAAGATTAAATACCGCACTAATGTGGTTTTTTTGTATCTAAATTTTAGGAAATAAATCATGATATACACAACAGGCACTGTTAGCACAGTGTCAGGGTCTGCTATTGTCTCTGGCACAGGTAC